GCGATAGGCCTAATTAGGCAATGCTTACCGGACCAGAATTAGGTGCAGCCATTGATGCTGCGCGGATCGCCAAGGGCGTATCTAAGAAACAGCTCGCAGACGACTTCCAGGTGAAGCCTCCGTCGGTACAGGGCTGGGTGAAAAACGGCCGGATCGACAAGTCCAAGCTGATGGACGTGATCGCTTACTTTTCTGATGTGGTGGGCCCTGAGCACTGGGGGCTTCGCCCAGGTTTCTCCTACGAAAGCATCCAGGACGTCACTTCGGAACCTGTCGCAGAGCCGGCGCCAACCTCAGCTGCCGACATGGTTCGCGCCATGCTCGCCAAGCAAGGCAAGAACTTGTCGGATTCGGCGCGCGCGCAGTTGATTGCAGCCGCCGAAGCGACCGATGAGGGAAATGTGATAACCGCAGACTTCACCCGGCCTGGCCTGGTCGGCGACGAGGTCAGGATCGCCCACTACGATATTCGCGCAGCAATGGGTGGGGGTCAGATCCCGCACGATTACCCGGAAATGCTCAAGGACATTCGCGTCAGCCCCAGTCACCTGCGGGAAATCGGCGTTGAGTTCGAAGAGCACTACCACCTGAAGGTGGTAACCGGCTGGGGCCAGTCAATGGAGCCCACCATCAAGCACCGCGACCCGCTGATCGTGAACATCAACGTCCGCGACTTCGTGGGCGATGGGGTGTACCTATTCGTTTGGGATGACCTGCTCTACATCAAGCGCCTGCAGGTTGCTGATGAGGAGCACTACGAGATGATTTCGGACAACCCGCGGCACAAGGATCGGCTGATCCGTCGGGACATGACCTACATCCAGGCCAGGGTGCTGCTGGTCTGGAATGCGCACCTGGTTTAGCAGTACCGGCGCCATGATCAGGCAGATCTATTGTTCAGGAGATTTTCGGTGACGGAATTAGCTACAAAGGATGAGCTGCAGGCGGTCATCGACGACCTTAACGAGCGCCTCAGGAAGCAGCACGCGATCAATAGAACGATCGCCATGACGCTGAATGAATTGCTCATGAACTCTGCAGCCACAAACATGATCCTCAAGAAAATTGTGCCTTTGATTGAGTTTCCGGAAGATCAAAAGGCAGATCACGAAGATGTCAGCAAGATCGCCAGAGACTTTCTGAAGGAATCTCCGAAGCGACAAGAGCAGCTATGCCTTCTTCTGATCGAGGCAATCACGGGAAGTCAGGAAGGGATTGAGGAGAAGTTGCGTGATGCGTTTAGACGAGAACCCTGATCCGGCTTCGTTCGCTAGGGGGATTTTCGATGAGATCATGGGGTCTACGCCGCCAAAGGTCCGCAGCCTTGATGATCGTGACAAACCGAAGCGCAGAGCCGATACTACCCCCATGAACGACATCACTCGTGAAGAGCTCAATGCAAAGCTTGAGGCCATCGAAGTCAAGATGGATGCCCGGGTGCAGGCGGTGTCTGCGAAAATCGATAGCTTCTTGTCCGCACAAGTAGAGCGAGATAAAGCCTGGGAGAAAGTTTCCGAGGCGAGATTCGATCGCATCGAGAAGGACATCAGCAGCATCAAGGCCGACAGCAAAAAGATTGCCGAAGAAATCAATGGCCTCAAAGTGACCATGGCTAAGTATCTAGGTGCGGCCATCGTCATCGGCGCTGTTGCCTCGGCGATTCTTGGTGCCGCAGCGAAAAATTTGCTCGGATCCTGACTCCTCGTTTCTGCTAAAGCCCGCCTGATCACAGCGGGCTTTTTTGCTCGTCAGAAAGGCGCCTCCTCCTCTGCCCTCTCCTCCTCCCAATCCCGCTCCACGACCAGGTCGTCTCGATCATCAGCGTTCTGCTCCTCCCATCGAACCGTCACGCTCTCGTCGTCGTTAAACGTCAGGTCCAGCTCCGGCGTTTCAGCCAGCAGCCCCATCACCTCCTCCCACTCCATGTCTCCATCCGTGTCCAGGCGATGGATTGTCACCCAGCGCTGCGACTGCGCGATCGGGTGATTGATCATGGATGACACCCGCAGACCCAGCCGCTCAAGGGCAGTCATCTCTTGGCGCGCTTGTGGGGTCGACTTCTTCTGCTTGGCCATACCTTCCTCCGTTAACTGTACATCCATCCAGTATTAGGCAGAGCTTACCCGAGCCATCGAACGATGCAAGCCCGGAGAGCGGATTAGGCACTCATGAAAAAAGTTAGGCATTACCTATTTACAAGAATTAGGCATTGGCTTATCGTTCATTCCATCGAGGCGCTACACAGCCCCTCGGGAGGCCCTCAAGCCTCACCGCTCTTTACACAACCTGACGTGAACCACTCGACGTACCGGCAGCCGCCGGTGGCAACCAAGCTAAACCGTCGACCATGCAGCCTCTGGATAGCTGCCGTGCTTCCACATGCAAGCACGCGAAATCACCCGCCCAAACTGGCAATGCATCGAACACGAAATGTGCGGCGCCGGTGTGAGACGACTCGGTAGCGGTGGGTGGTGGAGAAAAGAGATTTCACTGATGCAGCTTGGCGACAGGCTGCATTGGGAAATCAACCAAGGAGCAACACCATGACTCGTGCTGAATATGAAGACCAAGATGGAGTCGCCATCGCGGCCATGGTCGGGCTGCTGACTGGCTGCGGAGCGCTACCGCCGAAGGATGTGGCTAAGCAGGCGTTCGATTACGCGGAGGCGATGGCAGAAGAGCGCAAGGTTCGACTGGGCGAAAAGCCAGCGTTCAGAGATTGATTTCACTGGCTGGCCTTGGCGACAGGGCCAGACGGGAAATCAACCGGAGCAAGACCATGCGGATCAACGTGTACAGCCAAGAGTTGACCACCGAGGTGATCGACATCCAGAAGGAATCGAACACCGGCCTCATCTACAGTGCCGTTCAGATGATCCTGCATAGCAGCGAGCGCTTGCACCACCCGCCAGAGGATGACGACCGCAGCGCCGTTACCTTTTGGCTGCCGAAGTCGGAAGCGCGACGCGAACAATTGGCCAGAACCTTCGAAGAGATGGCGAGCCGTGTTCGCCTTGCGCCATCGGAAACTGGCCTCGACTGAACAACCAGCGCCACGTCAGCCTGACGTTAACTGCCCGATGCCCTGCTCCCCATCGCAGGCTGCACCGGAGTGTGATCTGAATGCGCATGCTGACGCGCTGTTTACTGGGCACAAGCGGCCACAGGCATAAATGCCGTGATTAGAGCAGCTGGATGGCTCCGCTTCCAAGCCAGCACGCCGGAGATCAGTGCCGGCCAGATCACACCCCGATGCAGTTTTCATCGATCTAAAACGCATCACCGTAGGCCTTATGCAAGTTAAGGCTCACCGCAGTAAAGATTAATCGACGTTCACCGCAGGCGAATCCGGGGCCTACCCGGCCAGGCCAGATGCATGTGAGGTAGCGCTCACCGCCTGCACCCCTTCCCTTCACATCGACCGCATCGGCAGGCGCCAGGCCACCTTTCACGGTGGGTTTGGTCACCTTCGCCTGGCTCCTGACCAATGCGGCCGCATAACCCACCTGGAGATCGCCATGGGCGCACTTCGAGCAGCACAGTTTGAGTACGACAACCGGATGCCGCCGGCGGTGAGCGAAGTAGCCGACGCGGAATCCACTTGGATCGACGACGGCATCGCTGAGCTGATGGCGCGCCGCGACTTCGTGTTTCAGCGCCGCCTGCGGCCGCAGCAGGGCGTCACCTTCGAGCGCTTCGCCCAGGCGGTGGATGAGTTCGTGATGGGCCAGCTGGGCCTGAACGGCATCAGCAACTCGGTGCTGGGCCGCCTGGTTCTGGCGGCGCGCTGCAAGGTGACCGGCGACGCAGCAGCGGCAGCTGACGAGATCCTAAGCGTGGCCAACCCTGAGTCGGCGCTGGAAGAGATCGCCCGCCAGCTGCTCACCCCCTTCGCCAAAGAAGGAGTGCTGGCCCAGGCCGAGGAGGAGCAATGAGCCCTCACAGCTTGGCAGTCAGCGCCATCGAGGCCGCAATCGAAACGATGCTTCTGCCGGGCTCTGGCCTGGTGGAGGACGCCAAGGCCGAGACTCTGGTGGTCGCCTACTTCTCTCTCTTGGCCATCAATTCCAGCGAGTTCAAACACTACTGCGAGCGCATCCGGCGTATTGCCGAACGGCGCAAGGAGGTTGCATGACCACGCCCATCGTTCAAACGCTCATCGACGAGCAGATCGCCGAACTGCCCGAAGCTCAGGCCATGCCGGCCGACCGGGTGCTGATGCTGTTTAAGGGCCCGACGTTCGCGGCTGCGGTGAATGAGGCGGCGCTGGCCAGCATCGAGAACCCGCAGGCCTGGAAGTGCCGGGCTTGCATCTGCGGCGAGTGGACGGTCGGGTATGAGGTGCGGGCATGAGCGAAGTGACCATGCTCATCGACATCGACTTCATCCGCCAGGACTCGGTGCGCGAGGCGCTCACCATCAACGTCGTGACTACGGGTGAAATGCCGACCGACCAATCTCTGGTCGAGATAATTTCGAAAGAGGTCAAACAGCACCTGTCGAAATATCCATGGGAGTCTCCAAATTGACCGGCCTCCAGCGAGCCAGCCGCTTCGCCACCTGGCGCGGCTCCTTTATCGCCCTCACCTTCTGCACCGGCTGGCTCCTCCTGAGCGCCCTGGCCGGCACCATCACTTCCTAAATTCACACCCGGCGCACGGCGGGCCTTCGGGATAACCGTCACCCTTCGGGAGCGTAAGCGGCGAGAGCGCGCAACCATCCACCGCAGCCAGGGCCTGGAGCGTACCTCCGTGCCTGGGTGACCTGGCGTTTCCCTACTCCAACTGACGGCGCCGGCCTGGCGCGAGGTGTATCCCAATGTCCGCAGAAAAGAAACTGATCGCGATCGAGGAGATCAGCGAAGCGAACGCCCCGGCCATCTACGTGGCCGGCGGCCTGCAGCAATTCATCGAACTGGTGAAAGGTGAGGTACTGGGCGAAGTGCCTGACCTGAAAACCCGAAAGGGCCGCGAGCGCATTGCCAGCCTTGCCGCCAAGGTCAGCAAGTCGAAGACCGCCGTCGAGAAGCCCGGGCGCGACTACCTGCGCCGACTCAAGGAAATGCCGAAGGTGGTCGAGGCTGAGTTGCGCGAGTTCGTGACCAAAATGGACGCGCTGAGGGACGAGACGCGCCGGCCGCTCACCGAGTGGGAAGCTGCCGAGGATGCTCGGATCGACCGCCACAACGACGCAATCAACCGTATGAAGGACCTGGCCGCCGAGCTGGGCACCTTGGATGCCGAGCAGTTGCAGGCCCGCCTAAGCGAGCTATCCGCGTTCCAGTTGGGCGAAGCGTGGGAGGAATTCGAGGCTGAGGCTGCGCGTACCAAAGAGGGTGCGCTGAATGCAGTGCAGGCCGCCCTCGCCGCCCGCCAGAAGTACGACGCCGAACAGGCCGAACTTGCCCGCCTGCGCCGCGAGGCAGAAGAGCGCGCCGAGCAGGACCGCATCCGGCTGGCACAGGAAGCCGCCGTCGAAGCGGAGCGCCAGCGCGTGGCCCAGGAGCAGCAGGCGGAACGTGAAGCCGCGGCTCGCCGCGAGCAGGAGCTGATTGACCAGGCTGCGGCACAAGAGCGTGAAGCCGAGAACCAGCGCCTGCAACTCAAGCTGCAGGCCGAGCAAGCCGAGCGCGCTCGAATTCAGGCCGAGGCTGACCGCGTTGCCGCCGAGCAGCGGATGGAGCAGGAGCGCCAGGACGCCGCTCGACGGCAAGAGGAGGCAGCCGAGCAGGCGCGCCAAGAAGAACGTCGCCGCGCCGATGCAGCAGCAGCCGAAATCCTCCGGCAGCAAGAGGCCCGCGAGCGCGACCAAGCCCACAAGGCAAAAGTCATGGGCGAGGCCAAAACCGCGTTGATGTCACTGAGCATCACCGAGGAGCTGGCCAGGTGCATCGTGCTCAAGATCGCCCGCCGCGAAGTCCCGAACATCACCATCAACTTCTGAGGTCGCCATGAGCCAAGTAGCCAGGGTCGAAACCCAATCCCAGCCGCCGGCCATCGCTGCCGAGGCGGTAACCATTCTGCAGATCATCCAGCAAGTTGCAATGTCGCCCAATGCAGACATCGACAAGATGGAGCGATTGATGGCGATGCACCGCCAGCACCAAGCGCAACAAGCGCAGCAAGCGTTCGATGCCGCGCTAGCCGCCATGCAGGAAGAGCTTCCGGTTATCCGTGAGCGCGGCGCAATCAAGGACAAGTACAAAAACGTCCAATCTACCTACGCCCTATGGGAGGACATCAACGAAGAGTTGAAGCCCATCCTGGCGAAGCACGGCTTTGCACTCACCTTCCGAATTCCACGCACCGACAAAGGCATCGAGGTTGAGGGCGTCCTTAGTCATAGAGACGGCCACAGGGAAACGACATCCATCCTCCTGCCAGCCGATGCTACCGGCAGCAAGAATGCCGTCCAAGCCGTTGCCAGTTCTGTCAGCTACGGGAAGCGCTACACGGCAGGCGCTCTTCTGAACTTCACCACTACCGGCGAAGACGATGACGGCCAAGGAGCCGTACCGACACAGGTGCCTGATGAGCCGGTCATCACCCCGCGCCAAGCCGCCCAACTCGATGAGCTGCTGAAAAAATGCAGCCAGGTCCTGGTCGACAACTTCACCGCCAAGTACGGCTGCGCTGCCAACGTCTACAAATCCGAGTTCGACGTTGTGCTCGCTCGCCTCACCAAGTCGGCCAACCGGCCGCAGGAGTAAACCATGCAGATCATCTCAGATGTCGAACAAGGCACCCAGGCCTGGCTCGACCTGCGCCTGGGCATCATCACCTGCAGCGAACTGGACTGCCTGCTGGTGAACGGCAAGGGCGAGGCGGGCTTCGGTACCGGCGCCTTCACCTACATGAACACACTCATCGGAGAACGCATCACCGGCGAAGCGGCCGATCCGTTCAGCGGCAATCGGCATACAGAGCGCGGCCATGAGCTGGAAGGCGTTGCCCGCAACCTCTACCGCGACAGCGAGGAGGTCGAAACGACCGAGGTTGGGATCATCCTCAACCACGGAATCGGCTACTCGCCGGACGCCCTGGTAGGCGACAAGGGCCTGACCGAGATCAAGACCAAGCTGCCGAAGCTGCAGGTGGACGTGATCCTGGGCGGCGAGATCCCGAAAGAGCACGTTGCCCAGTGCCAGGGCGGCCTGTGGGTATCGGAGCGCGAGTGGATCGATTTCATCTGCTACTGGCCGGGCATGCCTCTCTTCGTGAAGCGCGCCTACCGGGACGAGGCGATGATTCGCAAGCTCTCCGAGCGCGTGAAGACCTTCTACGAAATCCTCGACGAGCGCATGAATCGCGTGCTCGGAATCGCTGCATGAGGTGACCATGAACCAATCAATCGACCTGGAGGCCGCAAAAGCGGCCTTCCTTGCCTCTGGAGGCAGCATCATCGTGCTTGACGGGTACCAGTATGTGCCACACAGGCCGCACCGCGACATTGAACAGGTTCGCGCTGCACAGCCCAAGCCACTGAACCAGAAGGCACAGAAGCGCCAAAAGCAGCTTGCCGAACTGCGCGAGCTGGCCAAGACCATGACCTACGCCCAGGCCATGGCTGAAACAGGGTTGGCACAGACAACGCTCTACCGGGCAGCGCAGGACGGAGGGTTTGCCTTCAAGCCTGACCCGCGCCGATTCCATGGCGAAAAGCAAAGGGCCTATGCAGACCCTGCCGAGGACAAAGCGCTCGCAGCCAAGATCGCCGAATTGCGCAATGCCGGCCTGAACCGTCACGAAGCCAAAACCAAGCTGGGCATCTCCGACCGCAAGTTCTGCCGGGTCATCCACCTGTTTGGCGTCGACTATCCCAAGGCCGAGGGCAAGCGATGCGACGGTCCAGTTTGAAGCACCAGGTCCGCCAGCGCAGGCGGCAAGAACAGTTCCACCTGCCGCCCAGCGGCCTCACGGAGCACAGACATGCAGAAAGCACCTTCTGGAGTGGTAACCCTGCCGGCCTGGATGAATCGGCCGGTCAAGAAGCTGTACATCACCCGCAGCGGCGGTCAGTACCGGCCTGACGATGTGGCCCTGGCCTTCGCGCTGAGCCTGCGCATGCACGACAGCGCCGATCACCTGCGCAGGCTGGCCCGGCGCCTGGTCGACAAGGTGTGCCTGGAGCATCAGCCGAACATGAAGCGCCTGGCCCGCGAGCCGGACGATGCCGAGGTGTTTGCGGCTGCGCTCAAGATCATCAACCGGGTGTGCGATTTGCTCGACATCGGGCCGGGCGCCACTTTTGTGCGCAATGGAGGCGATAATGGCTCTGACGCAGCAGCAGCGTGACGAGAAGCGCAGGGCCAAGGCCGAGCGCCTACAGGAAGAAGACCTGCGCTTGAAGGTTCGACCAGGGACTAAACAGGCCCTGCTGGAGCTGATGAAGTGGGCCGTGATCGAGGAACAGGGTGAGGCGATGACGCTGATGGTTCATCACGTCGAAGCGCTCGGGCATCACGCGATGTTCAGGATCGCGCGCCACGAAATCGAGGCTCACCGGGATGTGGCGCGCACTGAGCCGCTGCGGCTGTCAGTCAGAAAGCGAACCGGCCAGCACCTGCGGGCGATCTGCGGATGGGCTGACGCCACATACAGCCAGATGATCGAGGCTTTGATCCACGGCATCCACGCACTGGGCAGGCTGCACGCGGCGAAGTTTCTCACCCCGCCGCGGCATGAAATCAGCATCTCGCCCCGCCTGGCCCTGGCCTTCGACAGGAAGAGCATGCTGATGATTCAGCAGGATCCGGGCGACGAGGTCATTACCCCTTCATGTTGTTGATGAACCGCTGCCCAGCTTCGATGGCCGCAGCTTTAACTTCTGCGTAGGTGGCATATGTCTTGTCATGGAATTCACGCCATGGAAGGTCATCCACCTTAATTTTGAAGGTGAATCCATTTGGGTGCTCGGTAAACCATACGGTGTACTCAGAATCGCCGTACTCGGTAGTGAAAATATCCGAATTATCCATTACGCCTCCTTGATCCGGCCCATGCCGGCCACCCGTAATACCCCATCCCAAACCAAATTGCCACCATGCCGCATCCGGCCACGGAGGGCGGCGTATGCATGGAGAAAGCCATGAGCTACTTCTACAAGACCGAATCGCCAAAGGTCCTGGCCGCGGTGCGCGCCTGGGACGAGAAGAAGGCCGCATGGAACGCTCAGCGCGAGAAGCTGGGCCAGGCCTTCGCCGCCGATGCTTCTCCGATGTACAGCGGCTCCCGCAACTATGTCGGCGGCATCAGGCTGAGCGCCAGCCGCGACCTGGATGTGCACTGGTGCCGCCCTGACGAATACGGCTACCGCTCGCTGCGCCGGGCGCCCAAACATACCAAGGGCACGGACAAAGAGGTGCGTGCGGCCGAGAAGGCTGAGCACCAGCGCCTGGAAGACCTGTGGAAAGCACATTGTCCGGACGATATCGACCGCGACGAAATGTGGGGAGCCATCGGCGTCGAGCGGGGGGGCATCTGGCTCAGTGGCGGGGTGTGCTTCACCTGCGGCGATACCGTGTACTTGAACCTGGGCAGCAAGGCTGCTGACGGCGATGTCGACGGACTGGTTGAGATCGTCAGCAGCGAGTACGAAACCGCCCGCCAGCGCGTGATCGACGCTCGTAAAGCGGCCTGACCCTCCGGCGCTGCCCGCCAGTGCCCTGCCCAACTCAGCGAATCCTATCAGCCGAAGAGTTTTCCTTTAGCCCTATTTTTAAGGGGCTGAACCATTTCTGTAATTTTGGATTTAACTGAGTCAATGCTAGTTAACCCTTGGGAGCTAAGTCTCCGCCATCTGTTCAATACCATCAAGGACGTTTCTTCTGACCGATCATCAAACGTGCCGTATATAATCAACCACAACGACTTATCTATAAGATCGGAAAGCTCAACATCCACTTCATACATATCGAAGAAATGATCATCAAGCTCCGAACCCCACAATTCAATACATTCGAGTCGTAACGGCTCCAGTGCAGCCACCGCTTCCTTACCTTTTCTCAACTGCTCCTCATATATACCAACCAAATAATTATCTCGCCCGCCTTCCCCTATCCAACTATTGCTCTCGATTTTTGATACAGCATTTGCGGCATACGTCCAATTTCGTATGATTTCATCCTGATAGATGCGTAGTGCTATAATTAATTTGCGTGCAAGCTCGTGATCCGCAACCGCCTTACCTTGGCGCCTCCATGAGTTCAGCCCCGCGTACGCAACCGACACAGCAACTATCGTCGCAGCCACCCCCAGCATATCGAACAGATCGTGAATACTATCTACCCTGTAGAAGTTATCCGGCAAAGTAACTCGCCCCCAAACAACACCGGCCAAAAACAACAAAAGGCAACTAATCCAAACGATTTTATCTTTCATAAAGTACTCATTCTTAATGCCAGCCTGATGTTATCAGGCCGTCACCAGTAAATGCGAGCTATCTTATGACCACAGCAATCGACCTGTTCGCCGGCCTCGGCGGATGGAGCACCGGCGCGCGCGCCGCGGGCGTCCAAGTTCTCTGGGCGGCAAACCACTGGCCCGAAGCCGTGAAGTGGCATGCAGCCAATCACCAAGATACCGACCACGTATGCCAGGACTTGCATCAGGCCAACTGGGCGGCAGTGCCGCGCACCGATATCGGAATCGCCTCTCCTTGCTGCCAAGGCCACGCAAAGGCCCGCGGCAAGAAGAACGGCAATCCTGAGCACGACGCGTCGAGATCCACCGCGTGGGCTGTGCCATCAGCGGCCGAAGTGCTGCAGCAGGATGCCTGGGTGGTCGAGAACGTACCGGAGTTCGTGAACTGGTTGCTGTACCCCAGCTGGGTGGATGCCATGAACCGGCTGGGCTACCAGGTCGCGCCGCACATCGTGGACTGCGCCGACCTTGGCGTGCCTCAGCACCGGGTTCGCCTGTTTCTGATCTGCACCAAGAGCAAGGCGCCGATCCAGCTGCAGCTGCGGCAGTGCGAGCACGTGCCGGCCAGCAGTTTCCTCGACTACGACTCCGGACGCTGGTCGCAGATCGAGAAGCCTGGCCGGGCTCAGGCCACGCTTGACCGAGTGCGCAACGGGCGCCAGCGCTTCGGCGACCGGTTCATCATGCCCTACTACGGCAAGGGCTCCGGCACCACCGGCCGAGACATCAACCGGCCGATTGGCACCATCACCACCCTGGACCGCTGGGCCTTGGTCGACGGCGACCGCATGCGGATGCTCAGCGCTAGCGAGGCTCTGGCCGCCATGTCGTTCCCCGCCGACACCCTGCGGCCTGACAATCACAGGCTGACCATGCACATGGCCGGAAACGCGGTACCGCCGCTGGCAGGTCAACGAATCTTAGAGGCGGTGCTGCAGGCGGCCTGATCAGATACTGACAACGTGATCCCCACTCCAAGAGCCAATCTTGTGAAATTGTATCGTTCCGAAGTCAACACCAGACTTTGCTGTGAACGTGGCTGCACCCGCCGTCCCATCTTGTTCTGTATAAGTAATAGTTAAACTGAGAGATTCTCTAGATGAAACAGAATCCCAAACGACATTAACCATTTCAGACTGTCCTCTATCAAGAGTTCTACAGGACATTTGGAAATTGGAGCTAACACCATCATCGAGATAGAATTCAACACCAAATACCTGTGCGCCATCATTAATAACGCGACACTCTAGAACATACGCCTTATCCACCAAGATTGGGTGAGCCGATTCAATCGTGAGTATCGGACGTTGCGAAGCCCTGAATCGCTTCTCTTGATCAAGTCGATTGCTCTGTTCAAGTTTTAATGTCTCAAGCGACAGTTCAGCCATACGCCTCTGCTGCTCAACCGAATTTTTAAGCTCCTCCCCCTGCAACTGAAGTGCTTGGGTGCTCTGCTTCAATTCCATACCCTGCTGGAAGAAACCAAGGACCAGCCAGAGAATTGCCAACGGACCAAACGCGCCGGCAAGAAAGTCGCCTACTGCATTAAGCTCTAGCAGGTTCAATGACTCCAGCCGTTCACTTGTAAGCCACCATAGGCCTACCAAGTAAACCAAGGTTAATAATGCTCCGCACAGCGCCAAAGCTCTTCTCATGGGTTCCCCAAAACTCTTTCTCAAACATCCGCAAACTATAGCGGCGAGGACTCCCCATGCCCACAGAAAACCGATCCAGCAACGCCGAGATGGTCAGCGTGCCAGCTGCGCATGACCTGGCCAGCAAGGTCAGAGAGGCCATGGACCGCCAAGCATGCCCGAATGCTTGGATGCTCATTGCCTACGAGGCGGTCGTGAAGAATTTTCCAGCGCCAGCCCCGCAGCCCCACCCCGAGCCTCTAGCCTGGATGGTTGGTACTGCCATCTGGTGGACCAAAGAAGAGGCGGAGCGGGATGCGGCGGCGACCGGGCTGACGATTGTTGGGCTCGGGCCGATGACCGGTGCCGCTGAGTTCGAGCGGCTGCAGGTAGAGCTTGGCTACATGCGGGAGGAGCGCGACGACCTGAGCGCCAAGCTGGACCGCTTCTACTCACGCACCCATGGCATCAAAAATTTGGCTGTCATCGAGGAGCTGAGCGACAAGCTGGCAGAGCGGGATGCGCTGCTTGAGGAAGTATGGGCGTATGACATCGGCACGCCGATGAAACGCAAAATCAAAGCCGCCCTATCCGCCAGCGCAGAGCAGAAGCCAGCACCGTGAAAACGCATTTCGCACCATTCACCGACCTCGAAGACGTTGAGCAAGCGCCCTGCGGCACCTGGCTAGGGGAATCCTCCGATCTGTCAGGCGACTGGGCCATGGTCGATTGCCGACTCTGCAAGAAGCGCCGGGAACGGATCATCGCAGCCGCAGCTGATGAAGAGCGCTTCATCGTTGAGCAGATGGGCGACATGGCCGCATTCATGCGCGCCGAGGCCGAAGCCTAGCAAGAGAACATCTGTACTCCTCAGCTGTAACCCCTCTCCCCTCTACTTTGAGGCGGCGAGACGATTGGCAGTTGGAGCACCTTCAATAGCAATCCGGCGGGCCCGGCCGACGCCCCATGCCAGCGCTCTAGTCATCGACTCACCCGGGCGCGACTCGAAAGCCTCCTCATGAAGCGCAGAGCCGCTCGGGGCGTATACACCGATGAACATCTGCGTGTTACCCGTTCGCGACAGTCGCACCTGGACATCTATGAACGTTCCATCGTCGAGTGTTTCGTCATGAGTCCTATGGTGAAGCGTCGGGTCAGCCCAAGACCAAAAGACATCACCGCGAATTCTCATGCCGTCCTCCTTCGACTTTAGTTGTATGCATCAACCCACCATAGCCAAACCGAAGCGGTTAGCAACCGCACCTGCCTGTTTCGTGATCTGAATCAGACTATTGGCCATCACCATTCTTCCTAACCCCTCTCACCTCTATTCACTGCCGCGATATGGCGGCCAAGGCGAAGCTATGTCTCAAGCAAAGGAACGACCGATCCTGTTCAGCGGCTCGATGGTCAGCGCCATCCTGGACGGCCGGAAGACGGTCACCCGCCGGCCAATCAAACCGAGCATGCGAGGCTTCGACGTCTCGTTCGAGCTTCACCAGCAGGAGGACGGTTCTTGGCGACCCATGCACACGTTCGACGAGAGCTGCATGGATGATCAGGGTACGGAGCATCCGGTGATCTGCCCCTACGGCAAGCCTGGCGACCGCCTGTGGGTGCGCGAGACCTGGTACTGCGATCATTTCGAAGTGATGCGCGGCCCCTATCTCAAGCCGGCTGATCTGGACGTTACCGAGGCTCGCAGCGACGGGACGCTGGTCTACGCCGCTGATGGGCTAACACCATACGAAGCCGATCAGCCCGCTTGGAAACCCAGCATCCATATGCCCCGCTGGGCCAGCCGCATCTTGCTGGAAGTCACCGACGTGCGCGTCGAGCAGCTGCAGGCCATTTCCATCGGCCAGATCTGCAAGGAGGGCCTGGCGCGCTCGATTTACGAGTTCATCCCTGTGACGACGGCCTTTGACGCTTTCGCCGAGGTGTGGGACTCGATCAACGGGCCTGGAGCATGGGAGGCCAATCCATGGGTCTGGGCTGTCGAGTTTAAGCAGGTGCAGTCATGACCCGCCTCGCACTCTGCCTCCTCCTGCTGGCCACCAGCGCCAGCGCGGGAGATCTGCCGCCAGACGTCTGGTCGTTCGAGGACAAGCCGCGCGGCGTCGTCTGCTACGTCCTGAACGATGACCGGATCAGCTGCGTGAAGGTCTGGCTGCCGCAAGTGGCCGGCAACCAGCGCCAGCTCTCCCCGCACGAAACACAACCCGAACCTACACCCGCACTGGCGCCTGGGCGCTGGATTGATGAGAGGTATCAGATGTGAAAGCACTTTCGATTCGGCAGCCGTGGGCCTGGCTGATCATCCACGGCGACAAGGACATCGAGAACAGGACATGGCATACCAAGTTCCGTGGTCGATTCCTTGTGCACGCCGCCCAAGGCATGACCCGGAGGGAATGGAGCGATGCCGTGGTGTTCTGCAATGAGCACCGCCTGGCCCTCCCGCCGCACTGGAGCCAGCTTCAGCGCGGCGGAATTATCGGCTCGGTCGAGCTGACCGATAGCGTCGATACCAGCACGTCGCCTTGGTACATGGGCGAGAAGGGTTTCGTCCTGTCCAATCCAAAGCCTTGGGCATTCACTCCACTCAAGGGGCGCCTTGGGTTCTTTGATGTGCCTGCAGGAGTGCTGCCATGACCGACCTGATCGAAGTGAGGGTATCGAACCTAATCGGTGCGCCGCTGGACTGGGCGGTGGCCATGGCCGAAGGCTACAAGCAGGACACCGAGAACCACCTGACGATTATCAGTCCCCGGGGCGTCTTCACCAGCGTGAGCATTCGCGGCGCCTCCGAAGGCTTCGGGTTTCGACCATCCACCAACTGGGACCAGGGCGGCCCGCTGATCGACAAGCACAACGGCGGGCTGCACTACGAGGCCCACCTCGCCGACGCGAACTTCCGCTACAGCTCTGGGCCAGGCAGGACCGGTTTCTGGTGCTACGGCCCAACTGCGCTAATTGCCTTCTGTCGAGGCCTGGTCAAAGCCAAGCTCGGCGATATCGTCCAGGTGCCCAAGGAGCTGATCCCATGCCCAGCATGATCAAGGTTTCAACCTGCGACCTGGCCGGCAAGGCGTTGCTCTGGGCCGTCGAAATGGTCGACGGTCCGGTGCCGGCGGCGGCAGGCCAGCTGCAACTGTCACTGGGCGACCAGGTCATCGACGACGCAACCGGCGAGCACCTGATCCAGAAGCATGGCATGTGGATCGAGCGCGGGTACAGCTGGCCTTGGCTGGCCTGCGTGTCGGGTCACCCTCTCGACCGCCAGCCCGGCGATACACGGGCAGAAGCTGCAGCCCGTGCAGTCGTGCACCACGCCCGCGGCGAAACCGTCAGCGTACCGCAGGAGCTCTGCCCATGAACCTGATCGACTGCTACGTCACGAAGATCCTCGGCGAGCCGTACCGCAAGTTCGGCGCCTGGTGGGTCGACGTTGAATACGACAGCTGGGGCAGCACCAGCAAAACACGGCTCATGTTCCGCACCGAGGAAGCCGCCCGGGCGGCGCAGGTCGGTCACCACTTCATGGCCTGACCTTCTATATAAAGGAGACACCCATGCGACACGCAGAAAACATTGACCGCTTCCTGCGCCTCGACGAGGTGCTGCACGTGACCGGGATCGGCCGGAACACCGTCTATCGCAGAATCCGTGAGGGCACCTTTCCAAAACAGGTTAAGATAGGTCCCAATTCGGTTGCCTGGCGCCAGTCGGACATCACCCAGTGGATGACCTCTTTCGAGCCCAGCGACG